GATGCGTGTGATTATCTTGAGAATGGTGCTGGTAAAGAATTTATTGATTCTTGGTGGTCTGCTGAGTCTTATGTCCCTGATGGAATTATTCAAGGCAACACCCTCTGGGACATTGTGTCAGCGCCTATTGAAAAGGCTGATTGCGACTACCCTTACGAGGGACTTAATAAACTCACGTATGGCATACGCAAGGGGGAACTTGTCATGGTCACTGCAGGAAGTGGACTTGGCAAATCTCAATTTCTTAGAGAGATTGTATGGCACATACTTAACAAGACAACTGACAAAATCGGACTTATGTTTCTTGAAGAGGGAGTCCGCAAGACTGCTCGTTCCCTCATGTCTTTGGCAGTAAATAAACCAATTCATTTACCTGATGTTGATGTATCACCAGAGGAGCTTAAAGATGCTTTTGATAGAACACTCGGAAGTGACCGCATTTATCTGTTTGACCATTTCGGCAGTACTAGTTTGGAAAATATTGTCAATCGAGTGCGTTACATGGCTAAAGGGCTTAATTGTGGGTATGTGTTTCTTGACCATCTTAGTATTATCGTTAGTGGTGGTGATGTTGGAGACGAGCGCAAAGCCTTGGATTCCATTATGACTAAGCTACGGATGTTGGTACAGGAAACAGGCATTAGTTTAATTTGTGTCTCACATCTGAAACGTCCTGATAGCAAAGGACACGAGGAAGGTGCTGCGACATCCTTAGCACAGTTAAGAGGTTCCGGTGCAATAGCGCAACTGTCTGATATTGTTATCGGTCTTGAAAGAAATGGACAAGCGATGGACATGATTGAGCGTAACACTACCTCAGTGAGAGTGCTAAAGAACCGCTTTAGTGGTTACACTGGTAATTGTGGAGCATTGTTGTATAATGGACAAACTGGACGAATGTTAGAAATTAAGGACACATTATGAGAGACTTAGTAGAAGCAGCAAGAGATTATGCAAAGCACGATGAGTATGCCGTCACTCGCAACTACATCAACGCTTTATGTCTAGAGATAGACCGATTGCGTACACTGAACAAGGATGTCTTTGGACGTATCCAAGACAATACCGAAATCTATGCTGATGCAGAGCGTTATCGCTGGCTACGCAGTGCATCATGGGATGTTGATACTAAACTGGTTGCTCCATCTGTGATTGCCTGTAATGGTGACATGAGTGAATGGCGATGGATGATTGGTAACGAGATTGATGTTGCCGTTGATAAGTTTATTGCGGAGGGTAAATGAACGCACTTGAACTAGCTAATAACTTGGATAAGTACTATGACTTTAAAAAGCAGTTTCCACAAACTGCGGATGATGTAATTGCCATGCTACGACAGCAACAAGCTGAAATAGAATCGTTGAAAAAGCAAGTGTTAGGCGATAATTATGTATTTGTTTGTAAACGGTGTGGCGAAGAAATGGGGATAAATTATGTGGAGAGTGAGAAATGATATACAAAACATTTGAAGAATGGAAAGTTGGTCAATGGCTAGAGGATGGCGAACCACGCACTAAAGCATATACAAAAGACGAACTATTGCTTATTGAAATGGGGTGGCAATATGGGTTTGATGCTGGAATTGAAACAAATCAATTAACAGATGAGGAAATAGAAAAAGTGTTTGTGTTGAATTGTAATCTTATAAACGAAACTTTTTTATATAGGGATTTTGCTAAAGCAATACTAAGAAAGGCACAAGAGAAATGAGTTTTACAATCATGCAGCATGATGGCATGAAAGTTGTTCAATGGTTTTCAACTGTAGATGAATTGTTAAAGTCTATGTTAGCTAACCCTAAAGATAGGTATTGGAGAAATAAATGAGTAAGAAAAATATTAAATTAGATGGCTATGCTTGGATTGCTGAGAATGGTGCGATTGACTATGGTTTTTGGTTTGGTGATTCTGATGAGCCTGTACAGTTTGCAACAACGCTAAAAGAAATCGTAAGACAGTCTTTAGAGGCTTATCGTGTTCCGGCTGGAGGCATTGCAGAATATCATTTAGAAGATATGAAGTTACTGAGCAGGTCGCTTCAGGCAGCAAAGAACTTGATTGACCATGAGATTAAACGCATGGACGATAGTGATAGGAATGATTAAGTGGTCAGGAACCCTGCTGTGTCTTATTGGTATTGCCTTAACTAGCCTTAATATTTTCCCTTTGAACCTCTGGTTTGGTTTAGTCGGTAGTGGATTATGGGCTTGGTCAGGTGTCTATCAAAAAGACTATGCTTTGTTTGTTGTTGAAGCAGTTGCGGTATTGATGTACTTAGGAGGCTTGATAAAACTATGCTTATGAACAACGACAAAAGATTTGACCTTGACTTACAGTACGGACAGGTGTTTGAGCAAAAAGTAGCGGATATGCTACAGAACAAAAAGATAGAAGTTAAGACTGAAAGAGATAAATGGAAGTCTACAGGCAACATCGTTATTGAATTTGAGAGTCGTGGTCGTCCTAGTGGTATTGCTTCTACTGAAGCAGACTATTGGTTCCATAACCTTGCTATTGGTAATGACATTATTATGACGCTAGTGTTCCCGGTATCTAAACTACGCTCCTACATTACCAAGAATATGCCTAAGATGATTCGTGGTGGTGATGACAACACTTCAAGAATGTACTTGATTAGTTTGACAGATTTGGTTAAAATCATCGAATGAGAATAATTCTTGACATCGAAACTAACTTAGCACACGACAAGATTTGGTGTGTGGTGACTAGGGATATTGATACTGGCGATGTGCAGGTTTACAAAGACCCTAATGGTTTTTGTTGGGATTTACAAGATGAGTTAAACAAAGCCACAAGTATTATTGCTCACAACGGCATCTTCTTTGACTTCCCAGTATTGAAAAGAGTTTGGGGTATTACTGTAAAGAAGTCACAGGTTGTAGATACGCTAGTGTTGTCTAGGTTATACAATCCTAGCTTGGAAGATGGACACAGCCTTGGTGCTTGGGGGCAACGCTTGGGGTTTGCGAAGGGAGACTTCACAGACTTTGATAGTGGTTGGTCAGTAGAAATGGAAAACTATTGTATTCAAGATACATTAGTAACAAAGAAGTTGTATGAACATTTAACTCAGGAGATGAAGAATGACTATTCAAAAGAAAGTATCACGCTCGAACACGAGGTTGCAATCATCGTTGCGGAGCAAGAAAGAAACGGTTTTAAACTCAATGAAGCTGGGGCTTTACAACTACTATCTATACTTAAAACTAAGTTGGACGCTATTCAGGTTGAAATGGCAATCATCTTCCCCGATAAAGTCACCACTGGAAGAGTTCACAAAACGTCAGGGAAACCGCTCAAAGACATCATCGAGCCGTTCAATCCCGGCAGTCGGCAGCAAATTGCCGAAAGACTCACCGAAAAGGGGTGGAAGCCTAACAAGTTTACAGAAAAAGGGTCGGTCATCGTCGACGAAACCACGCTCGAAAGCCTCGACTTCCCAGAAGCAAAAACCTTAGCAGAGTACATGATGTTGCAAAAGCGGATAGCACAGATTGATAGTTGGCTAGAAGCTCTTGGCAAGGACGGAAGGGTACATGGTCGTGTCATTACTAATGGCGCTGTCACAGGTCGTATGACGCACATGAAGCCTAACATGGCACAGGTTCCTAACAGTGGTAGTCCTTACGGACACGAGTGTCGGGATTTATGGATTGTAGAGAAAGGATATAAGTTAGTTGGCATTGATGCAAGCGGATTAGAGTTGCGGATGTTGGCTCACTATATGAATGACAATGTATATACACATGAAGTTGTATCGGGCGACATCCACACAGCGAATCAAACCGCTGCTGGGTTGCAAACGAGGAATCAAGCTAAGACGTTTATCTATGCTTTCTTATATGGCGCAGGAAGTGCCAAAATCGGGTCGATTGTTGGAGGTTCTGCGAAAGAAGGACAAAAGCTCATTGATTCTTTTCTACGAAATACGCCGAAACTTAAAGCTCTTAGAGAGAAAGTGGCTCGTATCTACGCTAAAGAAGGATGGCTACCGGGTCTTGACGGACGCAAGTTACTCGTTCGTGCAGAACACTCGGCGCTCAACACGCTATTGCAAGGCGCTGGTGCAATCGTTATGAAGCAAGCTGTAGTTATCTTACATAAGAAACTACGGCAGTCTAAGATAGGTTTTAAGATAGTTGCAAATGTTCACGATGAGTGGCAGATTGAAGTAGAAGAAAGTCGTGCTGATGAAGCAGGTCAGCTAGGTAAGCAAGCAATCAAAGAAGCTGGTATAGTGTTGAAAATGCGCTGTCCATTGGACGGAGAATACAAGGTAGGTAACTCATGGAAAGAGACACATTGATGACTAAAGAAAAAGACCCAAACCTACTCGGCATGGTTGCTGTGTCTGCTTACAAAGATGGGACATATTCGCTAAGTTCTTCTTTTGATTTAGAAGAAACTTATGAGTTGCTAAAGGATGCAGTATTGGATATTGAAGATGGAACAATGGAAGAAAGTCTAGATTATTCTAATCAAACTTTACAATAAATCAGTAAAACTTTACAATAAGTTTATCACATTATGAAATCAAATAGTTGTAAGTTGTTGTATAATAAACAGGCAGTATTTCTAAACGTAGTAGATAAGGAGATTTAAAATGGAATTGAAACCAGTTAAGATTCAAGCAGAAGTTCAGTGGGCTTTCTTTGACAAAGTAAACGACATGAGTGGCAAGTTCCAATGTGACTTGGCTAACCTGTCAACAGCAGCCGTCGAAGCCTTGGAGTCTATTGGTCTTGCACCTCGCAAGCGTGAAGACAAACCTGAGAAGGGTTGGTTCTTAACAGTGAAGTCAAACTACGCTATCCAGCCATTTGACAAAGATGGTAACGAGATTAAGGATGTAGTTGGTAACGGCTCTAAAGCAATTGCTTTGATTAAGCCGTATAGCTGGAAGTGGAAGAACAAGGATGGTGTATCTGCCTCGTTAGCAAAGATTGTGATTACCGATTTAGTAAAGTACAACGCTAGTGGTGATGACGCTTCTATTGAAAACTTGGATGACGACATCCTGTGATAACAGCTCTCATTGATGCTGATAGTCTTTGCTACGCAGTAGGGTTCTCTAGTAACGATGCAGAGGAGTCTATTGCGATAGCAAGGCTTGAGGAAACAATGACTGAACTTTGTATGGAGCTGGACTGTGAAGATTACAAGGGCTTCCTAACGGGCAAAGGCAACTTCCGTGATGCGATAGCAGTTACAG